CTCGCATTTGCTCCGAAGTCATATTCAGGTCCTGAGACGTGATATCCCCTTGAATTGTCTGATTTGCTTTAAACCTATCTGACAACACTTTGTGTCCGCCCTTGAAGATGCAGAAACCGAGAATAACGGGGTTCATGATTGAACCACGCTCCATGAATTCATAAGTTTTAGAATAGATAATTCGCTGCACTAGTTCAAACGCTAAATCATTACCTTGAACAACACGTTGACGTCCTTCTCGCACTTTTGAGGCTTTCGTAATCTCCACTTTCAAGAAAGTATTGAAATACACCTCATAATCCGATTCACTGTTCAACATATTGTGTACGGCGACTTCTACAAAAGACTTGCATTCTGGGCAATCATACACCGCTTGCTTCGTCACGTGCTGTGACTGGCAAGGGGACAATAAACGATCTTGAAATCGAACGCCCGGAACCTTATCTCCGTTTAATCGCAGTACATCATCCCACGCTTGCGCTAATGAGATTTCTCCGCAGTACTGATCTGGTTTGTGACCAAAGCTAGCACGACAAAATTGCAAAAACTCCTCCAACTCTTCATCTGTGACAATCTTCGATTGCTCTTTCCCAAGAACTTTCGACATTGAGGACAACTCGTGGCGCAAACTGATTTCAGGTCTGGTGTACTCCGCCAAAGCGTCTTCCTCCAATCCAAAATCCTTTGCCTCCACTTGTCGTTCAAAATACTGATCCTCCACATAATGTCTCGCTGAACAACTCTTAACAATCTCACAACCAGGCAACAAGCACGGCACAGCAATATCAAAAACCTCTTCGTCCACATCACCTACATCTGCATACTTCATTTCATGTTTCTGCTCAGTAGGCGGTATGTCCGGAAAATTCTCAATCCTGTTGGCGGCTTGCTCCTTAAGCTCCCCCAAGAGCTCTGGTATGAGGCCTGACTCCTTGTGACCAAGTCTAGCCAGGGCTTCCTTCGAACTGACACCTGTGACACTTTGTATTTGGCTACGCTGCCCTCGCTTATTCTTCAATCTACGTCGCTCAGGGTTCCTCCCTGTTCGCCTAGCTTGCACTTTCGCTTCCTGCAACTTCCCATGTACAATTTTGGCACCATGTCCACTCCTGATTTTATTGCCCAACTTTACAAAAGTATCCGCATTCGAAGCTATGTCTTTGTAGTGACAATCAAAATTGATACCACCGTCATAAATGACCGACGTGTAAACCTTATCAGGGTTTAACGTGTCACATAAAACATCAAAGCCATCCATCGAAATTATTACGGTATCCTCATCCACAGCATGCACGCGTTCACGTCGCTCATGATCCGCAGTCAATCCAAGTCCGGTCAACACCTTTTCCATTGTTACCTCGCTTGCATCGAATACAGTATTCGCTTCCGTTAGTTCCGTCCACTCTTTGGGGAGTGCCTCCGTAATCGGTCCTTTCTTCAAGT